TTGCTTGTATGGCGTTCAAACAGGCAATTGCATCCGGCGACGAATCAATCGTCATACAGAAAGCTCCCATCATCGCTAAAAATTAATCAATAATGGCATCAGAAGCGGCAAAAGCAGTAGCACAAGAAGTCATCAAGACGGTTGAAAATGGTGGAAGACCCGTCATTACGACAATTGCTCCGAAAAAGGGTTATTCCCGCCGGACCGCTCACTCCGGAAAGATACAAAAAACAAAAAGTTATCAGAGCGTTATTGCTCCCCTTCTCCAACGACTTGAAGAGGAGCGCGACCGCGCGATCTCAATGATGCGGAAACGTATCAGCAAAGCTAAATATCGAGATTTGACCGACTCAATGGACAAGCTCACAAAGAACATACAGCTTCTCTCGGGCAAAGCCACCGAAAACGTCGCGGTTGGCGTGAAACATCTCACCGATGACCAGCTCGCCGAGCTTGCAGATGGAGGCAAAGGCTGAATTAGCCAAGCGAGAACTTTCTCGGCGCTCTCTCTCGCGTTTCATTCACTACGTCTTCCCGACCTACCGGGAGAACTGGCACCACACCGCGATCATTCAAAAGCTCGAAGCCGTCGAGCGCGGCGAGATCAGGAAGCTCATGATCACGCTTCCACCCCGGCACGGGAAATCAGAGATCGTCTCTATCCACTTCCCGGCATGGTTCTTCGGGCGCAATCCCAAAAAGTCCATCATCGCATCGTCCTATTCAAGCGACCTCGCGGTCACCTTCGGACGCAAGGCCCGCAACCTCGTCAATTCGCGCGAGTACAACAACGTTTTCAATACAACCCTTGCTGAAGATTCGAAAGCAGCAGGCCAATGGAACACCAACCTGGGCGGCGAATACACGGCAGTAGGCATCGGAGGGGCCATCACGGGCCGCGGAGCCGACGTATTCATCATTGACGACCCCGTAAAGAACAAGGACGAAGCGGCAAGTCCTGTCATTCAAGAGCGAAATTGGGATTGGTACCGTTCCGTTGCCCGTACCCGTCTCACCCCAAGGGGAGCAATCGTCATTCTTCTAACGCGGTGGGATGATAACGACCTTGCGGGTAAGATTCTCCAGGCCGAAGCGGGCGAATGGGACATCCTCAACCTTCCCGCCATAGCCGAACAAGACGAACCACACCGAAAAGCCGGAGATGCTTTATGGCCCGACCAATACCCACTCACCGAGCTTAAATCCATCAAACGAGAACTAGGTGCAGAATTATGGAGTGCACTGTATCAGCAAGATCCCGTCTCGGGGGATTCGCAAGTCTTCCGCCGTTCCATGTTCCGATCACGAACAATTGAACAAGTCTCAGAACTCAACACCCGATGTTTCGTAACTATCGACCCCGCCCCAGCCAAGAGCGAAAAGTCAGACTTTGTGGGCGTATGCGTGAACTACATCGACGCCGAGAACTTTTGGAACCTCAAGGCGTACCGTATCAAGTTCGACCCAGCCGCTCTCATCAACCTTCTTTTCAGGCTTTACGCCGAAGAACGCTTTGAAGCCGTCGGTATTGAAAAGGGTATGTACTACGACGTCCTCAAGCCGTTTCTCGACGATGAAATGCGAAAGCGGAATGTCTTTTTCACCGTCAAAGAACTCGACCACGGCCAGCGGAGCAAAGAACTCCGCATCCGTGGCCTTATCCCGCGCTATGAGGCACGCCAGATATTCCATCTTCAGGGCTATTGCAGCGACCTTGAAGAAGAGCTTATCCGCTTTCCTCATGCGGTCCATGACGACGTAAGCGATGCCGTGGCGTATCAACTTCAAGTCGCGGATGCCCCAGCAGGCCACAACGAGAAACATCAGATCGCCGAGACCCGCCGCGAAAGGTCCGAATCGGGAGCAGACATAGGCCTATGAGCGATAACTGGAATTACCCGAGCTCGAAAGAGCAGGCGAAGGCCGAGTTCGCCCAAATGTACAAAGAACTCAGCGACCCCGAAGAGCGGGCCAGGGTGAAGCTCCTCAAGGACCGGGAGAGTTATGCACAGGACGCCCGCGAGGACTATGGACTTGACGGAATGGATTCCGCATAATTCAAGTAATCCCTCCCGCTGTATTTCATGACCATCCTTCAGCAAATTGAACGCGAGCTCAACGACTACCTTCACGGCACGGTCACGATCTCCGACGGCGTTCAGTTCTCGCAGTACAAACTCGTGAAGCGCATCGCGCTCTACGCGAACAAGGTCTATCCGAAGGGCAAGCTCACGAAGCGTGGCGAATACAAGTATTGGTTCGACATCATTCAGCCCCGCATCGACTCCGAGGTCAAGAACATCGACTTCGACACGAAGGACATCACCCTCGTCTCTGACAGGAAAATTGACCAAGTGCCGCTTCTGATCGCGAACGCACGGGTTAAAGGCTATCTAAAAGAAACCGGACAAGCAGAACAATTTAACTCCGCTATCGAGGAAGGGTCCGGCTGGGGCAACGGCGTATTTAAGAAGGTCCAGCGCGGCTATGAACGTTCCGATCTCAAGAACTTTTTCGTCATCAACCAGACCGCAGAGTGCCTGGATGATTCGCCTGTCATTGAGCGGCATGAGATGACCGCATCCGACCTCCGAGCGAAGAGCGGCGTATGGGACAATATCGACGACGTGCTCGCTTCCTTATGGTACGAGAAGCGCAATCCCACCGCGACATCGTCACAGAACGATTCAACCATTCGCATCTACAACATCTTCGAACGCAATGGCGAAGTGTCCGAGAAAGCACTCTTCGAAGCGCAGGGCAAAGACGGCGGAAGCGAAGACACATTCCTGCTCGCGAAAATCATCGTCGCGTGCAAATCGAACGATGGCTCAGGCGCGAAGAAAGTCCTCTTCGCCCAACCGCTCTCCAAGATGCCCTACAAGGAATATCACCGAGGACGCTACGCCGGCCGATGGTGGAGGGAGGGACTGTACGAGATTCTCATGGATGTACAGACGCGCGGCAACGAGATAGGCAACCAGCTCGCCCGCGGATTGGAATTCGCTTCCAAGACAATCTTCTACTCGAAGGACAGGCTTGTCGTTCAGAACGTCCTTACCGACATGAACAATGGCGACATCATCAAAGCTGACCAACTCGCCCATGTCCCCGTCCGCATGGAAGGATTCGACCAACTCGTCGCCGATTGGAACCGCATCATTCAGATTGCGAACGACCTCGCCAACTCACGCGAGATTGTCATGGGCGCCACGATGCCCTCCGGCACATCGTTCCGCATGGGCGCGATGTTGAACGCCAACGCGAACAAGCTCTTTGAGTTTCTCCGCGAAAAGCTCGCCATCACCGTCACCCAAGTATTTCAGGACTGGCTATTGCCGGAACTCTTGAAGGACCTCAAAGCGAAGGACATCATGCGCATCACGGGCGACCCGAGCCTCATGGATCGCTTTTATGATGTGCTCGCGAACACTTGGTACATCAACAATCTTCCTTCGTTCCCCCCGCACGGACCCGACGTTCAGCAAGTCCTTATCGAGCAAGAGAAGCAACGCTTGCAAACTCGAGGCGACCTTTTCATTCAACTTTCGAAAGAAATATGGGCCGACTTTGTTCCAAGCGTTTCCGTCAACATAACCGGCGAGAACGTCAACCTTGCCGGTGACCTTGAAACGTTGAGCACCTTCATCGCTCTTGAACAAGACCCGATACGCCGCACCGCGCTCATCGAAATGGCAATGGACAAAAAAGGCATCGACGTAGGCGGTCTGCCAAAGTCAGCGCCTCAGCAACTTATGCCCGGTCCCGATACGATTCCGCAGGGCGCTCCCGCCGCCTCCGCAGCTCCGTCCAATGCCCCGCCGCCACCCGCACCGAAGCAACTCGTCGCCGCACCTGCCAAACGCTAAATCATGTTTAACCAAAAAGAACGCCTCGACGCACGAAGCAGGAAGATAAAAGCGGATAAGAGCTCGCTCGATCTGAAGCGCGCCAAGATCGCGGAGCTTGCCAAGATCATCAACCTCCAGCCCGAGATGACTCTGCCCATCGAAGCGAAGCAGGAGATCGACAACGAGCAATTCCGTCTCGAGTTCGCGCTCACCAACCTCAAGCGCGAGTGCGCAGAACGGGAATGCGACCTCAAGATCGCCGCAATGGAAAAAGTTATCGGCCTTATCAGACAAAACCGCAAATGAGCATCTTCCAGAAGAAAATCCCCAAGCGATTCCTCCCCGAAATGCAGAAGCGGAGCGAATTGCAACGCGCCTTCGCTCGCATCGGGAAGCTCATCGAGGGGAACACCGCGCTCATCCCGGATGGCCAGAAAGAAGCGCAGAAATACAAGGTCATTTCCGACCTCATTACACAGGACAACAACGAATTTCTCGCCAAGGTGCTCATCGTTGCCGGTTTTCCGCTGAAGGATAAGGTCTACGACATCAGAAACGACGGCACGGTCGAGGAATTGCCGCCGCAGCCGACCCCCGAGCAAAAATAATGAAGATACCCAAGAAGATTAAGATCGCCGGCTTTGTCTGGACCCTCGAACAAAGCACTGAACATAAACGCGACGTGACCCGCGAAGGCCTTTGCTATGGTTCAACACATCACAGCACGCAAAAATTCTTCATAGACCCCGACATTACCCGCCAAAAGACCGAGCATACGTTCCTTCACGAGGTTCTCCATGCCATTTGGTTCCACTATGGCCTCTCAAAAAATAAGTCATTTACGCCCGACATGGAAGAACTTGTCGTCGATTCACTTTCCAATGGCCTATACCAAGTTCTCAACGACAACCATCTGCTCAAATGAACCTCGAAGCCATTAAAAAGATCCTCGAAACGCCCGAAGGACAGGAGCTCAAGGAATATCTCCAGATCGAGGTTTTGAAATTAGGGAGTATCGCCGCGATCAAGAAGCTCGACGACCCCGCCGAGCTCGCCCTAGAGGTCAAAGCCCAGGCCAAAGCGTACGAGGCACTTATCCACATCCTTGAGCCATTGCTTGATATTCCAAAACTCCCTATAGTGAAATCAAAGGGGCACGAACTCATACCCGAGTAACTCCCGCCAAAGGTCGTCCGACCATCAACCACACAATAAATAAATGGCACAAACTGAAGAAGAGAAGGCCGCCAAAGCCGCTGAAAAAGCTGGCACTGAAGAAGTAGGCGTCTTCTTGGGGAGCAACCTTATCCGCACTTATTCCGCAGCGATCCATGGTGAAGACTTCACCAAGCTCGCAGAGGAATTCGCCGCGCAAGACCCTAAGCGCGAAGTCAGGAAAATCCGCTAGCCATTTTACAACTGCATCGAACTCTTGCACCGCGTGACACCCTCTCTGGATTTCCGAAAGGAGATTCATGATCTTCGGGTCTCATGTTAACGGCTTACTTGCAAGAGTTCGCCGCACATGAAATCCAGAGAAGGTGCCATGAATGGCACCGTTTTTTATACAAAAAAGACAAGCCGCGTAGCGGCACAAAGACCAATGGACCCAGAAATCCAAAAAGAACAGCAAGAGGAGGATGAGCTTCTAAAAGCCTCCAAAGAACAGAAGGAAGAACAGGTCAGAGCCCAGATCGTCGAAAAGTACGGCCTCCAAGAAACCGACGACGCGGTGCTCATTGAGCAACTTGTAATCGACCGTCTCGAAGACATGAAAAAATTCGGGACGCTCGTAGGACAGAAGCGCAACTGGCGGGAGAAGGCAACGAAGCCTCCGACCACCACAACCACCCCTCCGCCCTCGACCCAAACGCTCACACCAGAGCAAATTCGCCAACAGGCACGGGAAGAGACCAGGGCCGAGCTCGAATCGCGCGATCTCGAGGAATTAAACCTCCCGGACAACCTTAAAACGGAAGTCCAACGACTCGCGAAAATCCAAAACGTTTCCATCCGCAAAGCAGCTCAAGACCCGTACATCCTTTCCAAAAAGGAAACGTACGACAAGCAACAGAAAGAAGAGGAGGCCGCCATCAGTCGCAAATCAAACAATGGCGCTGCGACTAAAAAGTTCTCCGTCGACAATCCTCCGCAACCCAATATGGATACTCATGAAGGACGGAAGGAGTGGGCCGACTACAAAGAGTGGCTCAAGACGCAGAAGCAATAGTTTCATCGCCACAAATAAACTAAAGTGGCAAACTCACTCTCATCCCTTAACCGCACTTTTTGGGCCAACGAGATGCAAGAAGTCCTGTTCGTAGAGAACACGGCACTCTATCTTGCAAATCGTCGACTTGAGAATGTGCTTGGGGGCGAAGGCGACACCGCAAAGCGTGTCATCCTTACGCATCCCTCCACCGGGACTTATTCCCCCGGCACCGACATCAACGACAAAGACCTTACCGGCTCCAACGAATCACTCACAGTGACGACCTGGAACTACGCTTCGGTCTATGTCGACGACACGGACATTCAGCAAAACCTCCTGAACGCAGGATCGGTTGCTGGACAGTCCATGCAGCGTCAGCACAACAACCGCATTGAACAAGCCGTCCTCACAGAGGTCACGAACTCTCAGTGGTCGCTTGATGCCGCCGCTGTCAACGGTGCCTCAGGATCGAACATCGCAGTCAACACCGACAACGCTCACCAGATCTTCACCGCAGCCAATACGAAGCTCAATAACACTGATGCTCCTATGGCTGGCCGCTGTGCAGTCATCGGCGGGCACATCCTTGAACAGCTCCAGCTCACGAACGCCGGCCGTTTGACGAACCTTGGTGACAATGTTCTCGCAAACGGTGTTGTAGGGCCGCTCTTCAACTGGCAGATTGTTTACAACAACAACCTCCCGTACTCGGCGACCCTCACGCTCTCCGTGCAGCCTACGGACGGCGATACGGTCACCATCGCGGGCGTACTCTTCACGTTCAAGAGCACCCTCGGCACGACCGCTGGTAACGTCCACATCTGCTCGGACGCTACGCACACTCGCGCAACGTTCGCGGCAGCCCTTAACGCTCCCGACACAACCGTCGCTTCGGCGACCGACGCAGGGTTCGTCAAGGTTGCCGTCGAAGACGCCTTCCTTCTCATGGAAAAGCGTGCTCTCGTCGCGACCGATGATCTTTCAACAAAGATCACCATCGCCGCCTACGGTGATGTGACGGTTGCAAGCAGCTTCACCTCTGCAACGAACGCGTGGTCCGCACAGCGCCAGGACGCGCTCTTCATGGTTCGCGGCGCTATCGACCTCGTCGTCCAGATTCCTACGAAGGTCGAAGTAACCCGCATCGAAAAGCGATTCGGCGAACGGGTCAAATCCCTCGCCGGATTCGGCAAGAAAACGTACGCCGACGGCGCACGCAAGATGGTCCGCGTCAAGATCGACGCATCCACCTGGGTCTAATCCTGATGGCTGAAACCCTCTCAGATCGCTGAGGGGGAGGATGCCCAAAACATCCATGAACCAAAAAACAGTCATTATCATTTCGATTCTCGCCGCTATCGCGGTGAATCTTGTCGGAGGCATCTTTTCCGGCTACGGCCTGAATCTCGGCGCTCTCGCCCCTATCCGCCAGATGGAAAGCTTCACGCAGGGATTCTTCGCGGGAACCACCCGGCAATTCCAGGTAACGAACGCGGGGATAGTCACGATGCCGACATCGAGTTATCTCTCGCCTGTCGGTTGGGATTACCTCGGTTCGACAAAGCTCTCGGCTACCGCCGCTAGCACGACCGTCGTTACCATTCCCATCCGAGACGTTCTCGAAGTCTGCGTGGATATTGCGAGTTACGCGGGCACGAACGACATCGGTTCACTCATCTTCAACGGTGATACTGGCAACGATTATGCCAGTCGGTTTCTCGTAGTTCCCAACGGGACCACAACGGTCATTGACAACGTTACTACGAGTACGGCTGTCGCCCGATTGTTCGCAACAAGCTCCAACCAGGGCCGAGTAGGATGCGCAATCATCAACAACGCATCCACCTCTAAGGATAGGTATTACGCGGTGACCGCCTACTCAGGCGTGAACACTCCCACGTCCACGGGGCCAATCGAGTCTGGCGGTGGCGAGTTCGGGACTACTACGCGAATCACGTCCATTAAGCTCACGACCGCAGGAGGCGGCAATCTCGGAGCCGGTACCGGATTCGTCATTTCAGGCAAGAACTTCTGATCGCGTTCTCTTTCTCTCGCCGCTTGTGACGGCGGGAGAAGAGAGCACACGAAAAGGTCGCAACAACCAAACACAATAACCAATGAACAAAACATCACTTCTTCTCGTCATAGCGGTCCTTGCCATTCTCGCGGGCTTCGTCATTTACAGCGTAGATCGAATAAACCGGCCCGTTGGCGGCGTCTACAACAACTTCACGCCGACCAATTCTTCAACGACCGTGAACACCACGGCAACCGTCGTATTCTCGGCCGGAACTACTGCCACATGCCGGAGGGTTTATAACGACTCCACGAGCACCGTCTATTGCGCGCTCTCGAATACCGTGTCCTCCACGCTTAACGCAGGTTACCGTCTCGGCCCTGTCGTAACGACGACCTTTGGCGGTCCCA